ACATAAGTATCACTATGTGCAGTAGGTTGTACTGTTGTGTATTGGCCTATATCTATAATTGCACCTGCATTTGAGTACATTCTAAAATACAAATTACCCATTTCCATTACATAATCTTGGTCTGCATCATACTGAAATGGTATTAGTCTAGCGATACCATTAGATTTTGTTGATGCTATGTATCGTAATCCTGTACGATAGAACGCACCACCGATTTGATTCATTAAGAAATTCTCCATAGTTTTAACACTACTATCGTATTTCTCTATGTCAAATCTACCTATGGCTTTTGGAGATATTTCTCCACCACTAAAATTTGTTTTTGAACTTGTTGCTTTCGGCACAATTCCTCCTTATGAAATCGGATGCCATGTGGCATCATTAGTCTGTCCACTTATACCTGAACCAACACCACCTAAACGACTTAATTCCCATTCATCAGCTCTTGCTTCTTTTGGCGTTCCTTGCTGTGAATCGTCTGATAATGCTTTAGGCAATACTATCTTTAAATACTTTTCCATCAATGCTTCGGCTTTTGTTGCGTTATCTGTAAGTGAGAAACATATTTCACTAGCAAGTTTTGTCGCAAATGCCCTACGAAACATAGCTGTATATTCACCTGGCGTATCGTTTTTATATGTATATACTATCTTCAAACCACTTGTATTTGATAATATTCTCTGTCCTTCTATTTTAAACTTAGCACCTATGTTAGAAATCAATGTCGTTTCAATATAATCCGTAGGTCTGTAATAAACTATCGTCATACCATCTGATGTCATAGCAAGTTTTTCCGAAGCTATCCAGTAAATAGAAACTAAATCCGTTGCGAATACTGTTGATTTATGTGCTACTAAACAAGTATAGTTAAGCCCTGAAGCGTTATAAACCTTATCTCCAACCTCATACTGCGTTGCTGTTACCCAATCTAATAGCAATTCCCAGTATAATGAAGCTAAATCGTCTGTAAATATACCTGCTGTATTAGCTACTAAACAGTTATAATGCACATCACCATATACAACATCATCACCAACTGCATACGCTTCTCCATTTTCCCAATCGTCTACATCTGGCATTGTCATATCTATTAACTCTGCACGCTTTTGTGCGAATGTCCAAGCGTTTTCTTTCAAGAGTTCATCTCTAGTATCGTCATATATGTCTGTTATAGCTCTCTGTTCCTCAGCATCATCTGTTACTGTTGATAACCTTCTTGCTCCTATTTGTCTTAAAGCGTCATTGTAAATTGTTAATGATGTTACTGCCATTTTTCTCTCCTATTGTTTGTTCGCATAATGCAAAGAATGTTAATACTAATAATGGTGTTTGGGGAGGCATAAAGACAGGAAATGCAAAGAACATATTTACGCCTATGATAACTATACCTGCTATCCAAACTATTTCGTGTTTCTTATATAATTTATATATAGAATCTATACAATATATGATAGGTAATACTAATCCAAACCAACCTACTTCCCAAAATAACTGTAACCAATCGTTATGGCATTGTGCAAATGGGTTAGCATCTCCAATTAACGCAGGATATAGTACTGGAAACAAGTTTAATCCGTGTCCTATAAATGAACGGGTCAATCCTGCCTGTATATCGCCCCACACAGCGAGTCCGCCTGTATATGTAGCTCCTAGCCCTGTCATAAATATCTTGCCCCATACGGGTATCCTACCGCAAGTAAACGCTACTCTGAATGATGTGATATTATAGAACGAATGTCCTATGACTAATAGTACAAGTGTTATTAGTGCGTATTTCTTTATGTTCTTAGGCGTATCGCTTAGTAAAAAGAAAACAAATGCTCCTGCAAAGAGTGCCAAAGCGAAACTTGAACTATATACTAAAAAAGCCACTATGGTTAGTGGTATAATATAAAATCTGCTTCGTATAAATAAGAACGGACTCAGTATCGCAAACAATGACCCCATTCTCATATGTTGCATTACTGTACCTAAAAATATCTGCTGTGGTCTGTTGAAATTGATTAAAACATCTTTACCCATGAATTGAAGTCCACATACTAGCACTTCAAACCAAAAGATAGATACTATCCAGTTAATTAGTATCTTCTTATCCCCGAAATTCTTGATTAAAGCGTATAAATAAATAGCTGGCACTATAAGTAACATAGCGTTGAACGAAATATATGGTGCTTTGCTGAAATAACAAGTGAAATATAAGTATATTGCAAATATCTTAACTATTTTATGTATGTTTAAGAAACATAAATGAATACATAATAATCCTATAAAAATAACTGCGAATACCCAATGAAAACTGTTTACTAGAACACCTAAACTCATATTCCAGTTTGAAGTTATTGTGTTTGTGAAATAAAAGTTAGGTACATCATTACAAAATGGTGGCAGTAATGCCAACAATCCTAATGTCATACCTATTATATGTGAAAACGCTTTTCTCATCTTATCCTTTTCGTGCCTTTTAGTGCGGGTGGAGGAATTTAATCCCCCACCCATATTTGCACCTTAGAGTGAGCCCGTGTTGTATGTTATTGTTACTGTTCCACCTTGTCCTACTGGAATCCAACCTATTGTATCATCTACATATAGTAGTGTTACAAAGTCGCTTAACGCTGTCATAGCTATTGTTTTAATCAACGCTGAAGTCGTTGGAGTTAATGTCCAAGTTCCTCCATGCGTAAATGTAATAACAAGAGTTATAATCTGTCCAGCTGTTGCATTAGGAAGTGGTGAAACTTCTGCACCTGCACCTAATGTTTTATAGAAAATAGAGAAAGGTAATTCTCCAGTTCCTACAAATGAAGCCGATGATGCCAAAGAAGAAGATGCTGAGATTCTACCAACTGCGGCAATGTCATCTCTAAATGTTACATCGCCTGCTGTTGTATAACTTGTTGCTTGACCTAGATTTATCGTCTTTGTAGAACCATCAAAAGTGGCAGTAGTTTCACCAACTACATTGATTACACTAGCCGCACCTACATTCGTTCCATCGTCCTGTATCCCAACAGAAGCATAAGAGGTAGAAGCTAGTAACATACACGCAAGAAATAATGCTATGTATTTTTTCATTCTATCCTCCTTCTTAGTTTGTTGAGTAGTAAATAGTGCAATACAAAGTTGCCGCTGTTGCAGTTGCCGCTTCAGTTGTTACTGTAATCTGGCTATCTGCTGTTGCTGTTCCAACTACATATGCTTTACCATATGCAATAAGAGGTGTTACTGCTGTTTGTAGTGCAGTATTACCAGTTGCTACAAATTCATCTGCATTGTAACTTGTTCCTACCTGACAAGTTAATGAAGTCTGTGCCGCACTTGCTGACAATACTACTTGAAGTATCTTAGAACCTGATACCAAATCTCCACCAAATTCTATTACTGTTCCTGCCGCTTCCGTACCTGCAAGAACATAATAGTCATGTATAACTTTAACTCTACCATCTATTAGACCTGCCGCTATCTGACTTGATAACCCTACGCCAGCATCTATTAGAGTTTGATTGACACCTTTAATTGTTGCCATTTTTATCATTCCTCCTTATTTTTTATTTATGTTGTTAGGCTTCACTGCAAGCTATCTCGACAACATATGGTTCTGCTAATCTTACTGCTCCAAGTATTAGACGAAGATAAACCTGCCATGCGTAGTTCTTGTCAGGTCTTTCAGTAATATGACCTTCTGGTGTTTTCTGAAACGCTAACTGCAAACCATTCTTCTGCCATGCGTAACTAAGTCTATCAGCAGAAGCATCTACTGCTAGTCTTTCTGTGTGGATATGTTTGAATCCTAACCATGTATCAACTTCGCCTTGTACTAATGCTTTAACTGTACTGAAATCAGAATTTACTACTTCAGTTGTGTTAAGCAAATCTTCTAGCTGTTCTGAAGAATATGCGAGGTATCTACCTTCTTTTGGTATTTCCTGTTGGTCAAGTTTCTTTTTAGCTTCAATAAGTTTAGCTTTAGTTAGTCCGCCACCTTGTACTAAAACCTTGTTTGCTGATGCTAAATTGTTACTTGTTCCGCCTTCTTTGCCTGAATATGCTGTTCCACCAAGTGCTGATATAACTGTGTCATCAATCTTCCTGTTAGCTGATGCCATTTTAGCTTGCATATATGTTGACTTAGGGTCAATTAACATAGCTTTAGCTTCAAATGGGTCTTCTAATGTGTTGGAAACATAATACTTAGGTGTTACCTTTCTTCTTCTGTGGTCTGCTTCTTGAATAGGTGTATCTGCTAATCTTGATGCAATTTCCACCATATCGTCTGTACCATACTGGTCGTAATACTTTTCTTCGCCTGTCCAGTTCATATCAACTAAACAACCTTCTTTGAATCGAGAATCTAACTGTTGTGCCAACAGTTTGATTGTTCCTTCATACTGTTTTACAAAACTTGTGCCAGGTGCTGCCATTTTGTATTCCTCCTTTGATTTGTTAATAAAGTTTATTTCGTAGAGTATCCTTCAAAGGGTCTACTAACACATTGGCGGGGTCTTTTCAGAGTTTCCCAGTTCATTTAGCTAATATAAGGGCATTTAAGGTTTCCGTCTATTAACTAGGGTACGCTACTTTGTATAACGCATCTCTTTCTTCTACTAACTTCTGCCTTCTAGGTGAACTATCGTTCATTAAATCAGGGTCAGCTTCAATATCAGCTATTCTTCGCTTTGCTCCCATTTCATCAGTTGATAATGTCATACTACCAACACCTTGAAATGAATCTTCTGATATTTTCCTGCCGAGATTACCTAAAAACTTTAATACTTTTGGATTGTTGCCTAAATCTCCAAACGCTTCTACTGCTTCATCTCCACCGAATTTCTGCACTAATCTGCGAGCAATAGTAGCGTTCTCGTCAAAGTTTGCTCCCCATTCTGCTCTTAAACTAGCTTCTGTGTTGTTCTTAGTTTCTATTTTAGATTCGTCATCTTTTATCTTCATATCTGATAACATACCGAAATACTTACCGTATAGCTGGTCTGCCTGTACTTTGTTTAGTTTTAACTCACTTGCTATCTTACTAAACGCTAGCTTATCATCTACTGTCGGCATAACCTCTTTGTGTAAGTTCTGTAAATCAGTAAAAGAGTATTCACTTGCATCTGCTGGAATACCTAATGCTCTGTTATATTCTTTCCATTCGCTATCACTTGCACCTTCTTCTGGCTTGATTATACCTTTTTTACCTGCTAATGCTCCTCGTTCTTTAAACGCTTTCTTGAAATCCTCGCCTGTCTTGTACTTAGTAATATCAGGGTCGTTCTTTGCATCTTCGCCTAGAAAATCCAAATATGTCCTGCTATTCAACACTTCGTAACTCTCTGCTAACTTCTCAACTGTACCGATACTGGAATACGCTTCGTTACCTGCAAACGATTCAGGTAGTGGCGTTCCTTCTGCACCATCATTCCATCTTGCACGATTACCAATAATCATGCTTACTGCATCTTTGAACTCGTTT